GCGCACCGCCTGTCGCGGCCCTATGCGACCACGGAAGTCGAGAAGATGCGCAAGGCCGACGCGGTCGAGGCGTGGACGGTCGCGGCGACGCAGAACACCGAGAACGTGCCGCTGACCTTGGCGCCGACGATTAGTGGATATTACCGCAGGTAGCTGGTATGAGGGGCGATGAGCTGGCGTCCACATCCGAAAAAGGCACGGACTAACCCGCGATCCCCGCGGGGGTGGGCGACGTGCCAGAGGTGTGGCTTCGTCACGAACCTCTACAAGCTGCAGAACCAGAGTGATTGGCGCGGGCTCAAACTGATGCCGCTCAACATCATGGTCTGCGATACCTGCCTCGACGACCCGCAGCGCCAGCTCGGGACCATCATCCTCTCTGCCGATCCGTTGCCGCTCCCGGGCGCGCTGCCCGAGCCCTACGCGATCGATGAATACTGGCCGCGCCTCGTTCAGGGTGGCCAGCCACGCTATCTGCAAGGCGGACGCCCTCGCTACCTGCAGGTCAACAAATATTTCGACACGCAGTGAGGGCTAAGCCGTGAGCGTGAACCCAATCTCTCCGGACGTCTTCCAGGGCGGCCAGATGACCGATCTGCCGGTGTTTACCGGCACGCTCGACGGCTCCGAACTGATGGAGATCGTGGCGGCACCGGGCGGGCAGAGTGTCGAGGCTGACGGGGTTAACTATTCGATCACTACAGCGCTGCTGGCGGACCTGTTGGTGTCGCTCAACCTCGTCGGGGTGATCTTGGTCGATGGTCAGAACAATACCGTTCTCAACCCATATGTCCCGCCGAACGGGGTGGCTCGCATCTACATCAACAAGCTCATCGCTGAGCCGACCTATATCAAATTCAGCGCCGCAGCGAGTTACACGGTCGAGCCGCTGGTCAAGGACGTCGCCGGCACCGCTGATGCCGCCGGCAATGGCATCATTGTCCAGTTTGCCGGCATCGAGAATGCGGACGGCAACGCGATTGTTTCGATCGAGGCGCCTTATGGTGGCTACTTCTTCCGTCCGATCGCCGCGCTGAACAAATGGACCCTTGGGAGTTCGTGATGCAAATTTTCCGTTCACTGCTCCTCGGCTTTGCGCTAGCGGCTCTCACCTCGGGCGCAGCATGGAGCCAATGCGGGACCACAGCTCCGGCCAACAAGTTCTGCGGCAACGACACTGGATCTTCGGCGCTGGCGCAATGGCGGGCGATCCCGCCTACCGCGCTGGGCTTTATCGGCCCCGGTACCGTACTCGGCAACCCCACCGCGGCATCGGCAGCTCCGGTAGCAACTTCGACGCCAGCGCTCGGCGTTCCCAGCACATCTCAGGGCACCCTGACTTTCTATGGCGGCACCTCGGGCGCGGTTCTGCTTGTGCCCCAGGCTGTGGCCGGCAGCCCGGTGCTGACGTTCCCTAACACCAGCGGGACATTCGCGATCGGGGCTACCGCACCGCTTGCCCTGAGTGCAACGACAGGCACCCTCTCGATCACAGGGCTCGCTGGTGGGGTTCTGGCGGGCGCTGGGCCAGTTTTCACAATGACCCCGGCGCTGGGTGCCACCGGCGTGGCAACCGGCTCCTTGGCCTTTAATGCCTTCACCAGCGGCTCCGTGGTGATCATCCCCCAGTCAGTGGCTGGCACACCAGTGCTGACGTTCCCCAATACCTCCGGAACCTTTGCCGTTGGGGCAGCCTCTCCGCTCGTGCTATCGGCTACTACCGGTGGCCTGACCTGCCCGACTTGCGTCACCTCATCTGGCGGTGGCGCCATCACCGGCACCGCTCCAATCTCGGTATCGGCCGCCGGTGTGGTCTCGATCACATCACCACTGCCGCTGACCAATGGCGGCACTAATGCGTCCCTGACGGCCAGCAACGGCGGCATTGTGTGGTCCAATGCTACCCAGTTCCAGATACTTGCCGGCACCGCGACTGCCGGGCAGATGCTGCGCTCGGGCGCCACCGCTGCGCCGACGTGGTCGACCGCGACATGGCCGGCCACCACCACCATCAACCGGATCCTATTCTCTAGCGCGGCCAACGTGGTCGGCGAGATCACCACCGCTAACGGTGGGCTCCTCAATACGTCGTCCGGTGGCGTACCGACCATTACGGCAACGCCAGTGCTCGGTGTGGCTGGCACCACGGTTGGGTCGATCGGCTTCCAGAACGCCACCTCTGGCACCATTACTCTGGCCCCGGTTACCGGCGCGCTCGGCACCGTCACGGTAAGCTTGCCGGCGGCGACCGATACACTTGTCGGCAAGGCCACCACCGACACCTTCACGAACAAGACCTACAACGCGCAGGGCACTGGCAACGTCTTCCAGCTCGACGGCGTCACCGTCACCGGAAAGGCGGCGGCATCGGATTATTTCGCCGGAACCTCGACAGCGAAGTTGATCGCGCCAAGTGTGATCTATCAGGCCGAGACCACAACGACGTTTGGCGCCACGACGACGTTTGATTTTTCCACTTTCATCAACACGGCAGTGACCCTGACGGGCAACATCACGACGCAGACGCTGTCTAACGTCACCTCGGGTAAGGCTGGGATGATCACCTTCATCCAAGACGCGACGGGATCGCGCACCACTGTGTGGAATACGATTTTCAAATGGGCAAATGGGGTCGCGCCTACTCTTTCTACCTTCCCAGGAGCGATCGACGTTCTCACCTATAGCTGCCGGAGCGCGACATATTGCGTGGCCTCTTTGATAAAGAACCTCGGATGATTCGCTGGCTTTTCATACTTGCAGCCGTCACGCTTCTAGGAGCGCCGTCTGCCTATGGCAATATGCCGGGCACATTCATGCCGGTGCTCGGCGGATCGCTGTCCTGTACTGGCGGGACGGTCACGACGTCCGGTGGCAATACGATCCACACATTCACCACGGGCGGAAACTTGACATGCACCGTACCGGGGACCGCGACCTATCTGGTGGCAGCGGGCGGCGGCGGCGGCTCTTGGGGTGGCGGCGCTGCCGGAGGCGTCTTGACGGGCACCTTCACGGTCCCGATCGGCGTTAATGCCGTGGTCGTTGGGGCAGCCGGCACCGGTGCCGCATCGTCAGGCACCGGGACGGTGGTAGGAACGCAGGGCGGCACATCTTCCGTCAATGGCATATCCGCCACGGGCGGCGGCTTCGGTGGCTCGAACGGCAATGCTGGCTCGAATGCCGGCAATGGCGGATCAGGCGGCGGTGCGGCGAACGGCGGCACGGCGGGGACCGGGATAGCGGGGCAGGGATTCGCAGGCGCCAATTGCGTGGTTCCGTGCGGCGCATCGAGCGGCGGCGGGGCCAGCGGCACCGGCATCGGTGGAAATAGCGGGACGAACGCGATCGGCGCAAATGGCGTTGCGGGTGTATCGTCGTCAATAAGTGGCTCTGCCGTCATTTATGGAGCCAGTGGTGCCGGCGGCGGACGTAACGACGCCGGTGGCGCGACGGCTGGCGGCACGGGGGGGTCGAGCGGCATCGGCGGCAACGGTGGGACGTCGACAGTTAATAACTGCACGTCCGGCGCAACAAATACGGGCAGCGGCGGTGGTGGCGGCGGGTTCGATGGAACGACATTCCGCGCCGGTTGCAGTGGTGGTACTGGTATCGTGATTGTCAGCTATCCAACCCCATAGGCGGCTTAATGCTTACCTACAACACCTTCGTCACCGGTCTTGGAAACATGATCGTGGTCCCGACCACGGATCCGAATTTCGTGGCAGCATTGCCGAACATCATCGATGATGCCGAGCAGCGCATCTATCGCGAGCTGGATCTGCTGTCGACGATCGTGCGCGCCACCGGCGCGCTGACGGCGAACAACCGCAACTTCACTTTACCGACGACCGCCGGCACCTTCGTCGTGGTCGAACAGATGAACACCATCACGCCGGCCGGCACCACCAACCCGGATCTCGGAACGCGCAATTCAATGCTCCCGGTGTCGAAGGAATATCTCGACATGGTGGCCAACTCGTCAGCTGGCGCTGGCGTGCCGAATCTGTTTGCTCCGATCAGCCAGCAGGAGTGGATCGTGGGCATGTGGCCAGATGCAAACTACACGGTAGAGGTGGTCGGCACGATCAGGCCAGCGCCATTGTCGGCCTCCAACCAGACTACCTTCCTCACCGAGTTCTTACCCGATGTATTCATGGCGGCAGCTTTGGTGTATGCAGCGGGATATCAATTAAACTTCGGCGCAGCGGCTGACAATCCGCAGGCCGGTGTGAGCTGGGAGACACATCTTCAAAAGCTGTTGGCCTCCGCCCAGAAGGAGGAGTTTAGAAAGAAGTTCGGCTCGCAGAGCTGGTCGTCGAAAGAGCCTGATCCCATCGCGACACCGCAGAGGGCGTAAACGTGGTCAATCCAGTAACAGTCAATTTGGGGATCATCGTCCCGCTCACCGGCGCGGATGTCGATACGTGGGGCGCGGTCGACGTCAACCCGAATATGGTGGCGATCGACGGCCTGATAGGCGGCGTTCAAACGATTGGCGTCACCAATGTCCCCATCACGCTGACGGCTCCGGTCGGCTTCGTGGCGACGCCAAGTCCTGGCCCGACACAATCCCAGAACAGGGTGCTGCGATTTACCGGAGTGATGAGCGCAGATGTGCGTGTGACGCTGCCACTTCCAGGGGTGTATGTCATCGACAACCGCTGCACCGGCATCAACTTTGCGCTGACGCTGCAGGGTGCCACGCCAACCGAGGTGCTCGGAATCCCGCAGGGATCTTGCTCGGAAGTTTATAACGACGGCGCGAATGTGCGACCGGTTAATTGGGGTAGATCTGGAAAGATGGAATTTTGGGGAGCCATCACGGCAATGCCGTCATGGGTCACCCAGTCCACCGTCAAGCCATATCTATGGTGCGACGGGACCATCTACAACGCCGTCGACTTCCCTGGCTTGTTCAATCAGTACGGCGGCAACTTCGGCGGCAACGGCATCACTACATTCGGCGTTCAGGATCTGAGCGGCCGGGTGCCCTTGGCTTATGACAAGACCGGCGCGCGCATTACGGTGGCTGGGTGCGGCATCAATGGACAGACAATGGGTGCGGCGCAGGACAAGCAGACCAACATACTCGTTACCGCGAATCTGCCGCCCTACACACCGTCTGGGACGATTAACAACGTGATTGGTGGCGGCACTGGCATCGGCACGCCAGGATCTGTCGTTGGAGTTGGCGGCACTGCGACGGGCGGCGTGCTCGCGCCACCTACGGTGACGTCAAGTTTCAACGGTGTGCCGCAGGGTGGCACCAGCACTCCAGTCAACAATGTCCAGCCAGTTCTGGTGACTGGCATCTGGGTCGTGAAAACCTGAAAGGCGATAAATGCCTTTTGGCGCAGTAAAACTTGTCCCCGGTCTGAACGTCGAGCGCACTCCTACCGCAAACGAGGTCGGATATTCGCAGACACAGCTGATTCGGTACCGCGACGGGCTGGCACAGAAGTATGGCGGCTGGGAAAATTTCTATCCTCTTTCGGTAGGCGGCATCCCGCGTGCACTCCATGCATGGCAGGACCTCAACCAGACCAAGCGTCTCGCGCTCGGCACCACGTCTCAGCTGGCCGTCATTCAGGGAGCCCCGGGGACCCCGCAGCAGATCCGCGATCTGACGCCGCAGACGCTGATCTCGGATTTTACGCCTGATTTCAGTACCACGATTGGGTCGCCGGTTGTCGAGATTCAGGACCCGAATATCAACACGGTCACCTCCTTCGATTCGGTCTATTTCAATACGCCAATTTCGGTCGGTGGCATCATCCTTTCAGGACTCTACCCGATCGAGACCGTCACGGGCGCAGACAGCTACACCATCCGTGCGTTCACCAACGCCACCGCAACCGTGAACAATGGCGGCGCGGTCCCGGTTTTCACCACCACGATCAACAGCGCCAATGTGTCAGTGGCCTTTAATGCCCATGGCTTGTCAGTCACCGCGCCAGAGAACACCATCGTCTTCCCGATCCCGACGACCGGAAACGGCGTAACCATTGACGGCCTGTACAACGTTAACAACGTGACCAACATCAACGCTTTCGTCATCCCGAGCAATACCCAGGCCACTGCCAGTGGCTCCTTCAGCATGAACGGTGGGCAGGCCGAGATCATCTACTACATCGCGCTTGGGGCGCCGCCGGCAGGCGTCGGTTTCGGAATAGGTGGCTACGGACTCGGCGGCTATGGCACCGGCGTGGCGCAGTCCAGTCAGACCGGCACGCCGATCAGTGCCGCGGACTGGACGCTCGACAACTGGGGCCAGATCCTGCTCGCCTGCCCGCGAGATGGCGGAATCTATTACTGGGACCCGACCGGCGGCTTTCAGAATATGTCTCTTATCTCGTCGGGGCCTCCATTCAATCGTGGCATGTTCGTTTCGACATCGGCGCAGATCTTGGTCGCCTATGGCTCTACCATCAACGAGCAGATCGGAGTGCTGCAGGACCCGATGCTGGTGCAGTGGTCCGACAGCGGCAATTTCTTCGACTGGACCCCGACCGAGACCAATCTGGCGCGGAATTTCCGGATTCCGCTCGGATCGCGCATCGTCACCGGGCTTGCGGTTTCCAACCAGAACCTGATCTGGACCGATCTCGATCTCTGGATCATGAACTTCATCGGCTTTCCGAACGTCTATGGCTTCAACAAGATCGGTGCCGGTGCCGGCGCGGCGAGCCTGCATGCCGTGCAGCAGCTGCGCGGCGGCGTTCACTGGATGGGGCCGTCCAACTTCTATCGCTACGTCGGCGGCGGCGTCGAGGTGGTGCCATGCCCGGTGTGGGACGCGGTCTTCCAGAACCTGAACACGTCTTTCATCGAGAACGTCCGGAAGATGCCGAACACTGGGTTCAACGAGGTTGGATACCTTTACCCGTCGACGGCCAGCGTTAGCGGCGAGAATGATTCCTACGTCAAGTACAACATCTCCGAACCGAACCAGCCGTGGGACTATGGGCTGCTGCCACGCTCGGCGTGGATAGACCAGAACGTATTCGGACCGCCGATCTCTGCGGTATCCTCGGGCGTGGTCTACAGCCAGGAGACCACCAATGATGCGGCCGGTCAGCCGATGGCATGGTCGTTCACCACCGGCTACTTCAAGATCGCCGAGGGCGAGGAGTATGCGGTCATCGATCAGGTCCGTCCTGATTTCAAGTTCGGTGAGTTCGATGGCCCCAACACCGCGCAAATCCAGATTACGTTCAACGTCGTCAACTTCCCGGGCGATACACCGGAGGTGCATGGCCCGTATCTGGTGACGGAGGCGACGCAGTTTCTGTCGGTACGCATGCGCGGCGGCCTGATCAGCATCACCGTCTCCGGCAGTGACCTTGGCAGCTTCTCCAGATTGGGATACGTGAGGTACCGGTACTCGGCGCAAGGCAGGCGATAAATGGCAACGCTCGATGACGTCGTCTCGGTCCAGCAGCAGGGGGTGCAGAACCTCGGCCTGATCCTACAGGCGTTACTGGCGCAGCGGACCTTGAATTTGTCCCCGGTGCCGGCGACTGCGACCTCCAATGGGACTGCTGGGCAGGTCGCCGCTGATGCTTCGTTTTTATATGTTTGCGTGGCCACGAATGTGTGGCGTCGCGTAGCCATTGCGGCGTTCTGATGCCGCTGATCAAATCACCAAGCAAGGAAGCGGTTTCGGAGAATATCCGAACCGAGATGCATGCAGGGAAGCCGCAGAAGCAGGCGGTGGCCATCGCTCTCGATGTCGCTCGCCGCTCAAGGCGCAAGAAGAAGCGCTACGCCTCGGGCGGATCTCCGACCAACCCGGCACTGTGGGGTGTCGATGAAGAGGAGCTGCCGGCTGGCATCGGCCTGAGCCCGATGACCGCGGCCGCCGGCCATATCGCCAAGGGTGTACTGTGGGATCTGCCGCACCGCGCGATCGACGCCGCCAAGGGCACCTCTTACGGGCTGCGCCGCGAGGACTTCACCGACGTGCCGCCGGACTACTCGCCGGACCCGAGCTCGCCGCTCGGCGGGGTCGGCATCGCGGTGCCGAAAGGCGCGTGGCAGCCGACCGACGAGCTGATCGGTGCCTCCCTAGAGGGGGCGGCCAACGTCATGGGTGGAACGGCCCTCAGTGCCCCAGCCAAGGCCGCCGGTGAGGTTGTGGCGGGCGCTGGACCGACGCGTCGTCTGACGCCCGAGCACGATGGGGTCATATTTCACGGGAACTCGGCCAACCCGCCGGAATATATCGCGTTCAACAACGATCAGATCACCCGCAAGCCTCTCACGCTGGGATCTGGGGCGACGGATAAGCGCGCGGCTTCCCTCGCCACGGTCGATGATGTACTTGATGCCGAGAGACGTCTTGCAGGAGCGACCCATGAACCAGCCCCGAACCTCGGTACCGCCGAGCGGCCAGCCGCAGCCACCGACCCCGGAAAAGTGGGATCCGGAGGAGGAGGGACGCCAGGAGCAAGAAGCTTGGACGAAGCGCAGGCAGCGGCAGCGCGGTGGGCCGGAACCCGACCAACGCTAGAGGGTCAGCAAGGCCCGCTGAAGATTGGCGGCGATTATTTCGTCCCGGGTCCGATCGGAAAAATACACGACGTCGCCGAGGACTACATGCGGACTGTCCATCCGGACCGTCCGTACACGCCGCCGACGAAATATCACCCGATCGATCCCGAGCACTCGAAGGCGATCGCGCAGGCCTACGACGACATGAAGCACACGCCGAATGATCCGGCTACGAAGGCTTCCTACGACGCGCTGATCGACGAGACCGCGAAGCAGTATCAGGCGATCAAGGCCACCGGGCTCAAGATCGAGCCAATCCCAGCGGGTGCTCCCGATCCATACGCTGCGAATCCGCGGTTGGCCGCTCGTGACGTCGCTGAGAATAATCATCTGTGGTTCTTCCCGACCGAGGGCGGATTCGGCACGGTCAACAAGATCACCGACAACCCGATGTTGCGCAAGACCGGTGAGAAGATCGGCGACCACGAACTGCTCGCCAACGATATGTTCCGCGTGGTGCACGACTACTTCGGGCACCTCAAGGAAGGGCACGGCTTCCGCGCTGCCGGTGAGGACAATGCATGGCGCACGCATGCGCAGATGTATTCGGATCTGGCCCGGCCGGCGATGACGACCGAGACGCGCGGCCAGAACAGCTGGGTCAACTACGGTCCGCACGGCGAGAAGAATCGTACCGCTTCCGGCGCGGATACCACGTACGCCGACCAGAAGGTCGGGCTGATGCCGGAATGGACGATGCGCGATCGCGGCTCGCCTGAGCCGATCATCGCCTATCACGGCTCGCCATATTCGTTTGACCGGTTCTCCACACAGCATCTCGGAGCCGGTGAGGGGAATCAGGCCTATGGCCACGGGCTCTACTTCGCCG